GTTCCAACAGTGTAATCTTTACGTTCAGCCGTACCGTTTACTGAGCTACCTGCACTCTGAAATCCACCAGAACCAAAAACTTTCATCTGATTGGCGGTTGTGTCGAACCATAAATCTCCTAATGTTACACTTGCACCTGTTGGAGCATTTGCTGATACGAAGTAAGTATCTAAAAACTGTTGTGATGAAACGATTGCTGATTGGGCTGTAGTCGCATGACCTGAAGCCGCATTCTCACTGGCAAGGGCTGCAGCCGCTGAGTTAGCTGATGCAGTAGCGGAAGCTGAAGCATTATTTGCTGACCCAAGAATACCGTCCACATACGCCTTACTAGTTGCTTGGTCATTACTTAGAGGCGTTGGAAGACCGCTTATAGCATTATTTCCCATTGCTATAACCCCAGACATAGTGCCGCCTGATAAGTTTAATTTAGTAGCGTCTTGGGTATCGGTATAATTTTTGGTTGAAACATCTTGGACATTTGTCGGATCACCTACACCAGTAACCTTATTTGTACCCATAGCGATTGCACCTGCCATAGTGCCACCTGCCAGAGGTAGTTTTGTAGCTATACTGTTAGTAATAGTTGTGCTAAATCCTGCATCATCGTTGATAGCTGCAGCAAGTTCATTCAAAGTATCCAAGGCTGCAGGAGAACTATCTACTAGGTTAGATACGGCTGTATCAACATCCACTTTTCTCGCAGCATCATTTGCATTAACTGGTGCAGATAAATTCTGGATAGTAGCAGTTGTGCCGCCATCCATATTTAACGTACCTGAGACAGTTACATTATTAAAGGTAGAAGTACCTGTAGAAGTAACATCACCTGCCACATTACCAGTAAGTGAGGCTGTTAGTGTTCCGTTTATTGTAGTGTTATTGAAAGTACTTGTACCAGAGGACGCTGTTACATTACCTGCTACGTCACCAGTAAGATTACCAGTAAAGCCATTATTTGCAGTAATTGTAGTACCAGTTATCCCAGTTGGGTTTGTGCTACCGATTACTACTCCATTAATTGATCCATTATTACCTGACCCACCGACAGTAACTGAGCCTAAAGTAGAGGTTGTGGAGTTGAGTGAAGCGAGGGTACTAAGACCTGACACTCCAAGAGTGCCGCCCATAAGGGCGTTTCCTTCAAGATGAAGGTCTTTGTACTTCAGGCTAGATGAGCCAATATCAACGGTGTTGGTTGTTTCAGGCGTTATACTTGTTCCAGTATTGGCTACGATCTCATGCCAAACGGCTGCAGAAGCTGTATTTACTGCACATACAAAAAAACGATTTGTAGAAGTATTAAGCCATATATTACCAGGAGCGTATCCTGCATTGACATCATCTGTAATAGTCGGGTTTGAAGTTGCCTGAACATTGTTCTGGCCCCCTGTTCCACCATTTGCAGGTAGTAGATAACCAGAAACAGATGTTTGTAAATTAATCTTTAAAGAATTTCCCGTACTACCATCATGTGAATGCCCCGTTGTTCCAGAAAAAGCACTTTCTATCTGGTTAAACTCTGCAATTAACGGTGGTGCGGTTACCTCTGCGCCATTGATAATATCAGGTGCGGATTGTCTTGTATAACCTGCCATTTATTATCGCCTTCCTGAAATGCTAAATTCAAAAACTATACCTTGGATCGAAAAAGGTTGGGATTGACCTACTGTCACAAAAGTAACTCTCGCTGAAAAACCTGACCCTTGTACGTCTGTAGTCATTATAGGTTTTGAGTTGCCCCCATACAGGACGTTTGCACCTGCATAGTTTATATTCAGACCCCCATATTCAACGGGGCCACCTAAACTTTCCTGAGAATAACTTGAGGGACGTTGTGTATTATAGTCCCCCCAATCATACGCCATAGATAGAAAGAGTTTTACTTGTCCCTCTGCACGAATGAAGGTATTTACCTTCCGCATGGTTTTTCTAACTTCAGTGTCTCCAAAATCTAAATATGGAGTGGCGTATACTGAAGTTATATCGGCTCCGTTAAAACTTATGCCTTTTTCTTGACGATATACTTTACCATCATAATCTCCCGAAAGAACAAATTCTTCCCTGCCTATGTAGTCACTCG